TTATTACTTGATTATAGATAGGTTGTCGCATCAAGGTGGTCTTGATGGAAATAGTGCTTTAACTCAAACTACCAATCTTCCAACTGCTGCTTTAACACGATTTACAAGCGGTGTTGGCGTAATGATAGGATTAACAATTTATTCAGCAGTTGGTACCGCAGGAAGCACTATTACAGCCTCGTATACTAATCAAGCAGGAACATCAGGCCGAACTACAGTTGCTCAAGTATTTGGAATAAGTGCAAATAATACGGCTGGAAGACTGTTAATACTTCCCCTTGCTGCTGGAGATACTGGAGCAAGGTCTGTAGAAAGCGTTACTTTAGCATCAGGCAGCGGAACGTCAGGAAATTTTGGCGTAACATTATTTAAGATACTAGGTGCAATAGCTTTAGATACTACAAATAATAGTTTTACAAATGACATGATTACTGGAGGATTGCTTGGCGGCATCCCTGAATTGCAAGATACAAGTCACATTAGCTTACTAGGAGCATTTAACAGTACAAGTAGTTCAGGTAACGCAACTCTCTTAATAGCAGAGGGGTAAATGGCAACTAGGAGGTTTTTTGACGGGGCGCAAATTGAGATTGGCTCTTTGCCGATTGAAGGCGCTGCCGTTCAAACTATTATCCTAAACCGTTTAGAATCCACTGCTCAAACTTTTAATCCTACCGTAATTAGGCAAGCATCGAGTGTAATAACTCTTGATAGGCTTGAATCCACAGCGCAAATATTTCTTCCTACAGTTGCTAGGCAAGCCTCTAATGTAATTAGTCTTAATAGACTAGAATCCACCGCACAAATCTTTCTTCCTGTAGTAGTTCAAGCAGGGGGCGTTCAAACTATTACGCTTAACTTACTTGGCTCTACTGCTCAAATCTTTCTTCCAACTATTTCGCAAGCAACGGGGGTTATTGATACCTCTGATATTTTAGACAGAGGATTAAAACGGCGTAATACTTTAAGCGCTAAAGAAGAAGAAAACATTGCGGCACAATTGTTAAAAGCCAGGCAATCCAAGCAAGAAATAGCTAAGGAAAAGAAAGCTATTATTGATTGGAAAAAGCTAATCAGTGATGCAATCAATGGTGTTCAGACCATTGAAGAACTCGATGCAATTCAAATCCCGACAGAAGGTATTACTTCCCCTGCTGTTACTAAACTGGTTCTAGCTGAACTAGAAAAGCAAAAAGAATTAAAACGATTAGAACTTCAGATAGCTACAAAAGAAGCAGAGTTAAAAGCTGCTGAGCTGGAAATAAAGATAAGAGAGAATGAAGCTCAACTTATTGCTCAAATACAGGAACAACAAGCAGAGATTCAAAAAGCAAAAGATTTATACACAGAAGTTTATAATAGGTATAGGATAGCCGAAGAAGCGGCTGTCAAGGCAGAAATGGAAGCGTTTCTGCAAGCTCAGGAAACAGAGCGGCAGTATGTGGAGTTTAAGCGCCAGAGAGACAATCGTATTAAGCGTCTCAAGGCTTTAATGTGGCTAGCTAAAATTGACTTATGAGTAAATACACACTATTTCAGTGGTGCCCAGTAAAAGAAAAAGTAGTTCCAATACAAGAAGTAGCAAAAAGGGCACAAAGTAACGCTCGTGATTTGTTCATTCAAGACGAGATGCCCCCAACAAGGAATCCTCTAAATCCAAAAGAAATTTACACCAGCAAAAGTAAACTCAGGGCGGTCTATAGAGCCGCTGGAGCTGTTGAAGTTGGGAATGCTTACGATAAGGGATACGTCCCAGAAAAAGAGACACGACGGTCCGAAACGCAAGTAATAAACAAATTAATGTGTAATTTAAGAGACAGGTTAAACCATGGAAGATAATCAAACAATCGACGTTGCTGATACTGAAGTGCAGGTAGAACGAAACTCTCCAGAAAGGCTTAGTATAAGAGCCAGTTTAGAACAACAGTTGGATGAGCAAACCACCGAAACAGAAGTTGCTGAACCAGTTAAAGAATCAGTAGAGGAAGTCGCAACTGAACCGCAAGTAGAGCGACCAGCATTACTTCCTCCCGCAGATATGCGTAAGGAGGAAAAGGAAGCGTTCCTCAATCCTTCGGCAGCCAACGCCCATATCTTACAGGAATACCTTAACCGTAGGGCTTATGAAACTAGGTCCGATTACAGCCGTAAAATGGCTGAAGTTGAGGAGCTTCGTAAGCAAACTGCTAGCGTCTATGACACTATTAAGCAATATGAGAACGATTACGCTAAGCAGGGTTTAAGCCTAGCCGATATTACTCGCCGTTCAGTTGCTTGGGACCAAGCTATGCAAGCTAACCCAAAGCAAGCGGCGAAAGAATGGCTCGATGCTTACGGCCTTAGTCCACAAGATTTAATGGAGCTACAACAAGAGTACCAGCAGCAATATCCCCAGGCTCAACAACAGAACTATCTCACCAGAGAAGAAGCTGAACGCATAGCAGACGAGCGAGCACAAAACATACTTAAAAGCCAAGAGCAAAAAGCAGTTGAGTACTACAATCAGAGAGTTGTAGAATCATTCATGAATAGTAAGCCGATATTCAAGGACCCAGAAACAGCTTCGCAAATCGAAGCAGATATGGCTCCAGTAGTGCAGGCTCTTAGTTCCACAGGGCGCTACGGTTCCCCTGAACAGGTACTAGAAACTGCCTATAATTATGTAATTAACGGCAACCCCGCTTACTCCAGTCTGGTTTCTAAGATGACTGCTAAGCCGGTGATTCAAGAACAAAAAGCAGCGGTGGAAAAAGCCAAAGCTGCGTCTAGGTCTATATCTGGCTCCGCTGGTTCGGGGACTCCCAAGATAGAAGCTAAAAACCTGCGGGATAATTTACGAAGGCGCTTGGTCGGAGGCGACTAGGCTTTTAGTTATCCCGCTAAACAATAAATTAACGGGATAATTAAAATGGCAAACTTAGAGGAAGCAGTAGTAGCAACCTTGTTTGACCAGTCAGATGCAATAGCGGATGAGGTTCTTCACCACAATCCACTTCTTGCTTCGCTGGATGAGCAGGGTTTAATTCGTAAGTTCTCTGGTGGATATGAGCTTCGCAAGCCGATTATGTATAATGATGCGGCGCAGGGCGGTTTCTACTCCGGATTTTCATCGTTCAACCTCGATTCAATCGATGACGCTACGGCGTTCCGATTCGCTATTAAGCAGGTTTATGAGCCTGTAGCTATCAGTGGTCGTGACCGACGTGCTAATCGTGATCAGGCTATGTTGCTTGATCTTGCTGAGATGAAGATGAAGGCAGCTATCGCTCGTCTCAAGAACACAGTTTCGACCTCGCTTCGTGGCGATGGAACGGGATCTGGTGGACTTGAGTTCGACGGTATCAAGAAGGCTGTTTCGACTTCACCATCGTCGGGAACCTATGGAACCATTGATCGTGGCGCTAACACATGGGCACGTAACTTGGCTGTAAACGTAACTCTTTCTGCATCGAACGTGCAGGAGCAGATTACGGATGCTATCAGCCAGATTACTCGTGGCGATGAGCAGCCAGACCTTGGACTCATGGACCGCACAGCTTGGAAGTACCTCCACAGCTCGCTCACAGCTATTCAGCGTATTCAGCTTCCTGCAAAGAAGGCTGTAGCTGGATTTCGTGTACTGAGTTACGACGGATGCGATTTCGTATTCGACGGTGGATACGGTTCTTCAGTGCTTGAGACCAACTCATGCCGACTTCTCAATACTAAGTATTGGTCGTTTGACATGGTTCGAGGAGCTGATTTTAAGCCCCTCGCCCCAGAGATGGCTCGTCCAGTAGATCAGGACGCTTTCTTCACAGTAGTTATTGTTGAAGGAAACCTCTGCTGTTCTGCTCCTGCACTTCAGGCTGTAATTTACGCTTAATTGTAAAGGAGAAGAATTATGTCAGGTTCTGGATCATTTGGAGTTAATTACAAGAAGGTATGGGATGGAACTACTATCCCACTTCCCGCAAAGGTTACGGACCTTGGTTCGTGCCCAGAGGGAGACTTTCTTTTTGTGCAAGCCGATGGCGCTATTGATCAGTATGCTTTCGTAAAAATCGAGGCTGATGGTCAGGCTGCTATGTTGACAACCACAAACGCTGGCTCAAACAACCTTCAGGTTGGCGTAGCTCAAGTAGCTGCTGCTGACAATGAGTACCTTTGGGTATGGGTTGGCGGAGTAGGTGGCGGTGGAGCAAGCACTGGTATTAAGGGCAAGCTTGCTGCATCGTATGCAGCAAAAGCTAACATTAATACAACAGCTACGGCTGGTGTTTGTGACGATGCTTCAACAACTAAGGTAGCTAATGTTGTAGGTCTTACGACCCTCGTTGGCGCTGGAACTGTTGAGCTAAAGTCGACTGGTTCGTTGACTGTAAACTAACCACTTAGCGGGAGGCTTGTTCGGTTCCCGCATTTTTTGAGGTCTTATGCCAAGTACGACAAATCTTATTGGTTTGGGTATGCCACCTGAGCAGGCTGTGGAGGTATCTAACGGTACTTTTACAACCGTAACGACCACCAACTCCGTAATAGCGGCAGGTGGTGTTCGTACAAAAATGGCTATTAACAATGTAAATGACACAACCCCAACAGCGGCAGAGTTGACGACTTCGTTCGGCGCTCCTGCTACGGTTGGAACAGGTTTTGTGGGTATTGTTAAAGATGCTGACGCTGATACTAACTGCTTTGTAGTTGTATCCAACGGAACATCTTTTTATTACCTCAAGTTTACAAAAGCTGTTTAATGGTTAGGGGGGAGCAATCCCCCCGTTTTATAGGTGATTTATGACATCGTTTGCGGGTAACGCTACAACAACTACTCCCACAATAAATACGGCCACTAGCACTACGCTTCTTGCTGCAAAGCCTTTCCGTAACTTCTTGCTTATTCAAAACAATTCGGCTGCTAACATAGCTATTAGTTTTAGCGGCGCTACGCTTACTGGAATTACCCCAACGGCAACTAACTTTTGTTATGTGCTACCAAGTACTGCTGGTTCAAATGTAGTTCGGTTTGATGCTGGATTTGTTCCCGCAGGAGCTATTACGGCGTACCAGACAAGTGGTAGCCCAATCAACACTGTTACGGTTATTGAAGGGTAGTGCTATAAGTTAAGTACGCATGATGCGTATTTAACAGGAGAAACTATGGCACAAATTGATTGGAACGCATTGATGAACGGAGGCAATCAGCCTAAGCGCCGTTATTCTGGTGCTAACGTAAAGTTCTTTAATGCTTACAATGAAAATCGGGAAAAGACCGCTAAAGAGGGTCGTCCTATATTCGACGAAATTCCTTCCATCAGCATTCAGTACCCAGGTGGAGACGAGACAGTTCGTAAAATAGAACCACAGGATACAATAGAGTACCCTGAGTTGTATGCGGCGTTTAAGGCTGGTAGCGAGCCTGTCACGTCAGGTACTCCACTTGCAGAGTGGGCGCCTATGACTGGCTCTGCTATGCGAGAGTTGCAGTACCTTGGTTTCAAGACTGTAGAGCAACTTGCAGAGGCTAATGACGATGTAAAGCGTCGCATGGGTCCACTGTCTAAGTTCATTAAGATGGCACAGGATTGGCTTAACGCTGCTAGCTCATCACAGAATGAGGTAGTCAAGCTCAAGCAATTACTTGAGCGAGAGGAGCGTAGGACCGCTAAGTTAGAAGAACAGATCGAGTTCTTAATGCAACGAGTAGAGGCGAATGAAGGTACTAACCTTCGTTCAATGCGAAAGGAGGTGATCCGACCATCTCTTGTCGAAGACGTTGAGGTCGACGAGCCACTTGATGAAGTTGAAGAAGATGCTCCGAAGCGCAGAGGTAGACCAAGGAAGGTATGAGTTTAGCAACGATTGTTTCAAATGTAGCGGCAGAGTGCGGATACACAGTTGATCCAACTATTATTGGCTCTACTGAAACTACGACTAAGCAATTACTTGCTATGACGCAGCGCATTAATAGGGAAATATTCGAGGCCTATCCCTGGCCAAAATGTTATGCGTCAGGCTCTATAACCTTGGTAGGCGGGCAAGCTAATTATAGTTTGCCTGCCGCTTTTTCTTGGTATCAGTATGAAACATTCTGGAACAGCTCAACCAGATGGCGAATCCTTGGACCAATGTCCGAACAGGAGTACGGAGAGATTCGAGGTTTTGGGCTTAACACTACTGTTTACCAGCGTTTCCAAATCAGAGGCTTATCAAATACTGAAATACTTATTTCGCCGACTCCTAGTGCTACTAATAACGGCAATATTATTGTTTTTGAATATATAGCTGATAGGTCTGTAAAGCCTAAGACCTGGACGGCTAGCACTCTTTTTGCTGCTAATTCGTACTGCTTTTACAACGGCAACTACTACACAACTACGGCTGGTGGAACTACAGGTTCTACTGCTCCAACGCATACAAGCGGGTCGGTGTCTGACGGCGGTGTTACTTGGACATATTATGATGGTGCTTACAGCACTTTCCTTGCGGATACGGATACCAGCATCTTTAATGAAAAGTTAGTGGAGCAAGGCGTAATGGAAAAGTTTGCTCAAATGCATGGCTTGTCTACGGTACAGCCAGTATTTACTCAGCAACTTCATGAAGAGTTTAGTCGTGATAATCCTGGCAAAATTATTTACGCTGGTGGACATACAAGGGCGGAATTGTTTGCACGAAGTGGCACTGCTGTATTTGGGACGTGGATATAATGGCACAAGATACTCAACCAAGACCTGATCCTGAAATTACCTATAACGACCCGATAGCCTACATTTACTATCTTCGCAGTCGTGGGCTAAACCCAATGCAGGTAGACCAGCTTGTTACTCAGCGGTTTGGTCCAGGCAAGACGCCAGAACAAAGACAGCGTGAGGCAGAGAAAAAGGCAGAGCAATCTGGATATGCTCAGACTGCTGGTGCCGTAGGAGGTGCGTTTTTAGCGTCAGAGGCAGCTAGAGGTTTTCCAAATGTAAAATCTGCTTTTGGCTATGAAACAACGCCAACAACCACATCACCCTCGCTGGGATACAATCAAAGCGGTAACATTGGACTAACTAGATCAGTTCCACCAGCGACAACAACAGTTGATGGATCTGGCTCTAGTGTCAATTTAGGCGGGGCTGCGACACCTGAAGTTGTTTCCAGTCAAGGTAGTATGTCTACTATTAAGACACCTACGGGCGGTACTCAGCAAGTTCCAACAGAATCATTGAATGATTCAAGTTTCTGGGGTTCCGTAGATTGGGGGCAAGTAGCACAAGGCGGGTTAGCTTTAGCGCAAATGTACGGCGCTTATAAAGCGTACAAATCTGGAGATAAGGCAGGTGCGGGTATTGCAGGTGCTGCTGCGGCTGGAAACCTTGCAGCAGCAACTGGTGCAGTAGCAACAGGCGCAGCAGCCGGAACTACAGGAGCTTATGTTATTCCAGGATTAAATATTCTTGCTGGTGCTTATCAAGGCTATCAAACTGCTGAAGCATTAGGCGATATGGCAGCAGGAGCAAAGCGCACTAGGACAGGCGTGGTTGGTGGCGCTACTTCTGGAGCTGCTACTGGCGCAGGAATTGGGTCTTTTTTAGGACCAAAAGGGGCTGCGGTTGGAGCAGCAATAGGAGCGATTGTAGGTGGAACTGCTGGCGGAATTGGAGCTGTTACTGGCAGTTCTAAAAAGAAACCACAAATGACAAGAGATGCTATCCGCAAAGTTCTTACTCAGAACAATATTCTTGATGAAAAGGCTCAGGGAAGTTTAGCGGATGGAACCCTTTACGATTTTGGTAAAGATGGTAGCCACATGAAGTGGAAAAACATCGATAAAGTTGCAGAAGCAAATCCAAATGCCTGGAGCCCTGCGGTAGGTTTGACAGATGCATTAGCGACTGCTTATGGCTACGTAGGACAAAAAGCATCAGATATTTCGGCTTGGTATGCAAAAGCAGCAGTATCAAATGCTAATGACAATCCAGAAGTAGCTAAAGCAAATGCAAGACATTTTGCAAAACAGCAAGGCATTACGTTTGAGGGAGTCAAACAAAAATTAGACTCAGCCTTAAAAGATAATAGAGTTAGCCAAGGTCAATACGATTATTATTTGTCAAACGCTCGTGACTTGACTGCGGGACCAACTCAAACTGAAAAACAAATAGTTGCACGTCCAGCGGCAGGAAAAGTAGCTCGTGTTTCACCTGGAATGTATATGAATGATAAAGGCGTAATTAAGCCTTCATCCAATGTACGTTCTGCCTTAGAAAAGTTTTACACCGAACCAAAGGGTAAATAGTTATGCGATCCAAGACAGCACTTAGAAGAGATCCAAGCAAGCCACAAACGGGTGGGGGCTTAACTCAAAGCCTTCAGCGTCTTTC